TTATTACAATATCTTATTCATCTCTAATTTTTCTAAATCTTATTTTATCACCAATTTCTAGGTCAAAAGTAAATTGAACCTGAGTTCTTGGTGGAGATCCTACAAAGTTAAAGTCAAGAATATCATCCAATACAACGCCGTTTACATAAATTTCCAGCTCTTGACCATCATATGTTGCACTGCCAGGTAAAGTAATGTTGGTACCTGCCGGTATTGGCCCTACCAATTCGTTTGGCCCAGGGTTAGAGGCTACTATTGTTATAGTCTGATCATAGATTGTAGGAAGGGACGCTCCTGATTCCGTGAACGTCTTTAACACTCCTCCTACAATTCTAGTGACCTTGAACGACATATATCAGATATTACCTTATGCATCAATACCGACTACAGCAGGTTGTACCCAAATCTTGTTAGTAGCTTCAACGATACCAACGCGAACTACTGCAATATTTGCGCCAGATGGAGGTGTTACGGTAAATGCGCCGTTTGCACCCAAGAATACTGGCTTACCAATATCTGCAGCAGCAAATGGGGTATCAGAAGAACCTAAAGTATGGGTTCCTAGGCTTATTACTTTAATGTTTTGACCAGCGGAAACTGCTGATGTGCTTAATGCAAGGCCAATAGCATAAAATTTATCGTTTGCAGAAGCGTCGTTATCAGCCTTATAAACTCGTCCAGCGGTTTCGCCGCTTAATGCAAATCTAACAACAAACGAAGTGTTAGCAGCATATGCTTCGCCTGCAACTTGTAGTTTAGCTACAAGAGGAGATTGAAGAACATCCGCGCTGATAGTATTTGCACCATCGTTATATATAAAATCGATTGTATCGCTATCTACTAAAGCATTACCAACAGCATCTTGTGCTCTTTCATCGGTAAAATATAGGTTAGTTCCTTCTGAGATATCGGTCGTAGTTAGTATGACTACGCCAGTCTGACCGTTGACAGAAGCAACAGCATCTGTCATGTCCCATTTTTCCCATTGAGAGCTTGCACCATTGTAAACTACTTTATCGCCGACTTCAAAAGAAATGTTGCCTGCACCAAAGTCTACAGTACCAGCAACAGAGACGTGGTAAACATCACCGTTATTACCAGTTCCGTTTACAAGGGTTGGAGTGTTGGTAGCAGCGTTCCAAAGACCCTTATATTCCATTGGGTCTGGCAACGATTCAATAGCATTTTCAAGAGATTGAAGGGCTTGCTTGATTGTTTGACCATCTGGAATAGTATTGCCAGAAAAAGTACCTAAATCAGTAGAGCCGCCTGAAACACCCGATAAAGAGATCAAATCTAAAAGGTGTTGTAAGTTGATATTGGCATTTGCCATCGAAATGGTTCGAGTAGTACCTGTAGCAATGGCAGATGCTTCAAATGCGATTTTCTTAGTGTTGTCAACATCATCAGAAATGCGGAAAAGGTTATCTTGAAAATCGCTATCAACATCTAAGTTTTCAATGGCAGTTTCTAATGATTGTAACGCTTGTTTAATAGTTTGGTTGTCTGGAATAATGTTGCCAGTAAAAGTACCTAAATTGGTAGAACCACCTGCAACACCAGATAAAGAGATGACATCTAAAAGGTGTTGTAAGTTGACGTTTGAATCCGGAATTGATACGGTTCTATTTGCCGTCAATGATCCAGAAAAAGTAAAATGGTTTGATCCACCTAAATTTACTTTAACGTTTTGAACAACTAATGTGTTAGTCCCAAGATCTACGGCGCGTTGAACACCGTTTACAAGCCTATTTAATTTACTGATATCTGCCATTTTTTACTCCCTTAAATTGTGATCTATTATTAAGATTGACCGTTTTGTTTTTGTTTTAAAAATTCGCCTAACTTACCGATTTCTAAGTGCATTCTAGCTTCCATGCCATAAACATTTAAGTATTTATTGGCTTCGTTTACAGCATTATTAACAATGCTAATTATCTTATTAGCAATCTTAGCCTGAAGCGCTTCGATTTCTTCGTTAGACATCTTTTCAACATTTATTTTTCTTTGCCTGTTTATCATAATTGTCCTATTAACGCGGGATATATAATAATGTCTTTATTTAATGGGTTGTCCTGATTTCTTGCTATAACACCTACTCGAATAACGTAATCACCAGCAACAAAACCATTTACGCCTTCGGTAGGTAAAATATCGGTTAATCCACCAGATTTTGAAACATAAACATAGCTTCCAAAACTAAGGGTGGTTGATATATTAGCAATCCTTCCTGATATCACAACATTACCTGAAGAGCCGTTTGGAATGTTTTGAGAAGCAAGGCCTAAAAATTTAATCGCATCATTTTCAATAGAAACATCCGTTCCTTTAATATCTCCTGATGCATCTACTGAAACTGGTTGAAGATTAGCAATTGGAGAACCGCTATTATTTGTTAGCTCAATAATTTGAGCTGAACTACCAATTTGAGCTGCTTCTTGAATAATAACGTTATATGGTTTATAAGTCATAATTCTCCTATATTATCCAATAGTTAGCTCCATCTGAAACCAAAGTTACAGACTCGTATTGAGTGTTTATTGCCAGTGGTGTCGAATCAATGTTTACACCATCTAATGTTTGGTTTAACACGCTTTTAATAAACATAGTATCTGTAGCAGATATCTTTTTAATATAGAATACTTTTCCTGTAATACCTACTGCACTTGGCAAGGTGATTGTACGGTTTGCGCCTGCAGTATCAACTAATATCACATCATTAACTGCTGTAACATTATAATTTGATCCAGTTACTGTTTGAACATTTAATGCAGAAGCGGTTGGAACAGCAGAAATAGTAATTGTGGTTGGAGCTGGAGTAATTGTAACACCTGGTCCTGCTACAAGTGATTTAAACTGTAAGTTGACACCTACTTTAGAACTAAATAGTCCTGCTCCACCGCCTATATTGGATGCAGTGTTGGCTTCTCCTCCGCCTCCGCCACCACCGCCACTACCTATAACTTTACTTGGGTCTATTCTAAAAATGAGTATATCGCCAACTTCTAACTGTTCTAAAATTTCAATATTTACCGATTCACTACCTGGTAATCCTACTTCATTCCAAGATGAGCCTAAAATTAATTTGATACCATTTAGGTATACTTCAAGTTCTCCATTACCAACAACATATGATCTAGCTGCATTTCCATTTCTAGAATCTAATGGAATTGTAATAGTAGTGTTTGGAGGTACAGGACCAAGGATTTGATTAGGCCCAGGAGAAGAAGCTACAACCTCAATTTTTTCTTCATAATCAATTTCTACGTTATTAACAATTCCAGCAATAATGTTATCTAAGCGTTTAATCGCTAAAGTTAAGTTATCACCGTCAACTACTGTATGGTTTACAGCACCAGAACCTTGTTGTACAATTGCAATTGAAAGTCCTGATACGTTAACGTTTGATGCATCCGTTGCCATTCCTGCTGTAGCATTAGTTACAGTAACAACGTTTGCACTTGCACTTGCGTTAAAATCAACAACAGCGTTAATAGCCGCGGCTGTTGCTGTAGCTACTTGTGCGGCAGAATCGCTAGAGTTAATGTTTACTTGAATTGGAATTTTTCCAATCGGACTTGGATTGCCGCCGCCTCCGTTTACGTTGTACCAAACATAATATTCAGGTAAATCTTGGGCAGCATATAATAAAAAGTATTGGCCAGAAGTTATTGATGAGCCAGGTGGGCAAGTAATGTCAGTAATTTCTGGAAGAAGTGGTCCTAATTTATTAGAATATACAGGGAAATTGTCAGAATCACCGGCAGATCCAACATAAGCAAAAAGTTGCTCTGACGTTGTATCGCTAATTTCTACAGTTTCACCTTGCTCAAGTTCTTGTCCTACAAATCTAGCGTAAACTCTTGGAGTGGAGCCTGCGTTATCTGAACGCAATAATAACCAATAAACATTTTCACCGCTTGGCACATTCTCTCTATTTGCAATACGAATATGCCTATTGGTTGAAGGAATTGGACTAGTTTGATATGTTCCCCAAGCGTATTTTGCTTTTGCGCCGCTTGGTCCAGTAGATGTGCCAGGAAATGGTTCAGTTAAGGTTACTTGACTTAAAGAATCTACTGTTAAAATTTTATAATATTTAGTATCATCTTCTGCAGCAAGCTTAATAAAGTCGCCAGGCTGAACGTTAGATGTCCAACTCACTGCTCCAACAGAAGTTACAACTGCTGAACCATTTACAAAAATTAGGTTAGGTACGATATCTTGTCCGCGGACTATATTGATATATGCTACTTGGTTATCTGCAAGGACGATATCTGTAGAAGTGGGGTTGGCCAACAATGTATAAGATAGTCGGCTACCGATAACGCGCATTACAATATCTTGAGACCAGTTAATGCGTCCAGCAGTTACTGTATGGTGAGTAATACTTCCACGGCCTGTAAATACAGTATTTCCTAAATCTGTCCTTAAATTAACCGCACTTCCGCCGACGTTTGGAGAATACCAAAATACAGTACCTTTAATTTCCAAGATGGATGTCATAACGGCATCCATCCATTCTTTTAGAGAGCCTAACTGTTTATCACCGCCTCTAAAAGGGTTAACAGCAGATGAAGAAGAGTTGGGTGGGTTTTCATGTCTGTTAGGAGTTTGATCTGTCCATGGATATACGTAAGAAGGATTTGGAGTAGCTCTTCCGCCGGTACCGAGGCGGTAAAGCATTGGCCTGTGGTCAGTTACTTCTACAACGTTATTGGCAGCATCAGTTGTAATTTTAGCAATTGGTAATACGTTTTGAGCCCAAACGCTTGTTGTAATAACAATTTTGTATCTAAGAATTGAGGCAAGAGGTACACTTTTAGAAGTCTCTGTTTTACTAGATGGATTCCAAAAATAAACTTGGTCTGTTGTTGAGTTATCGATTACTCTTTCGTATTCAATACCAATATAGTTAACAGCGTTTGGGGTAAACGCACCTTGAACGCGAGGATTGATAGTGGAGTTTAAAATTTCAGGAGGTTGGGTAGATGATACTACGTAAAAAGTACCTGATTCTCTTGACTGACCATGTAAAATTGCGGAGTCTGCCACAAGCATTTGAGCGCCTGAAGCAGCAGATCCGATAAGGCCGGTCATGTTAATTTCAAATCCGCGTATTACATAACTCTGTCCTTCGCCTGTAATTACGGATCTTAATAATTCGTCAAAATCATTGGATACAGCGGACTCAATGGATCGTAAATGCGGTACATCGACCCTTTGTTGGCTAAGCCATTGCTGCCTTCTACGAATTGCCATTTAGAAAACTCCTAAATATATTACCTTATTACAAAGATTGGGCGTTTGGCGTTATTTTTGTTTTAATGGTATTATACCTCTAAGGGCTCAATCTTAATAATATAGCGACAAGGAAACCCTCATGCCTAGACGTGGAAAATCAGCTAGAACGGACTCCGAAAGAACCAAAGTTTCTCAATTAAGCCATGAAAACAAAAAGCTAAAAAGCGAAATTGCTAAATTAAGGAAAACTTTAGAGCGATTAGATGCTAATTGGTGTCCAGGATGCCTTAAAAAATACGAGGAACCCAAAAATCAAGAAGAAAAAAACCTTCCAAATCCAGATACATTCCCTGTCATCACCGCTCCAGATAGGACTTGCTATACCTGTCACAGTGATAAGCTTGTTATCATAAAATACTACAAAATGGGTGAATGTTGGTATATTCGTCGTTGTCCTAGCTGTAAATACCAAACTAAGGGCAAAAAATACACACCAGATGTACTAGATTAACTGCGATCTAGCGGTTCAAATGGTACTAAGCCTTTGAAATTAAAGGATAATCTATAAATTCCTCGCGCTGGAATTTGAACACTTTGAGCCGTAATCATCGCCGAAGGGACAAACAGTAGGTCTTCTGTTGTCGCCCTATCCTGAATCCTGATAGAAATATAAGGTGACGATAAGATATCAGCAATAGGCGGTATAGCCTCATATGCCTGTAACCCACCGGAATTTTTGATTTTTATTCCGTTTATTGATCCTTGAACTGATATTCTCCCTGGAGAAATTTCCTGTGGAAACGGAGAATCAATGCCGTAAATTTCACTTGCTCCGTAATCAATACTGTACGAAACCTGTTCAGCTTCTTTATAGAGCTTATTATTCAGGTAAATTCTTACAGCTGCGCCTTGTAATACGATATGTTTCATTATGGACCCCAAATTATAGGTGTTTCAGAATCTTTAGTACCCCATTTTGACAATCCTTCATCGCCTGGATAAAGTATTGTAATTACAAGCCTAATTCCTGTTGCGACAACCATTTTAATTAAATCTTCGGCATAAACTCGGCCTGCAACAACATCGGTTAAATAAAACGGAAGATCAGTCCCAGTTTTACTAATAATAACAGGGCCGTTTGAGGCAACCAAGGCAACATCGGTTCCTACTGGATGAGTATTCTTAATTCGATACGATGGGTTTAATAAAAGACTGTTTGAACTTGGTCTTGCTAGATATGGTATTGGCCCTTCTTGTCTAGACGTGCCATATCCTAAAATTATAAAGCCTTGTGAATCTGGGAAGTTATTAGCATTTGCTACTTGAATAATCTTATTGGTTGTAGGACTAGCTTGCGCGGTAAGCGTAGAGCCTTTATCCGAAATAGTAAATGGCTGAGAAGGATCGTACAAGTATGGGCCAAAGTTATCTGTAAATTGCTCGTCAGGGTTTGGAACAGAAGTTGTAACTACAGATGCGTTAACTCCGGTTTGATATACAGAAAAAGAAATGCCTGGTACATTACCATTTGAATGCGGGGTTATTGCTCCTACATCAGCATTTGCAATTCTTGCTGTAGGTGTTGATGGATTAGCCGCGGAAAAATGAATAGTTCCACTAACTTCTTTTGCCACTTCTTGTGCAACCTGTGTTGCGGTGGTAAGAGAGCTTATATTGATTCTAATTCCAGTCCTTCCTGGTATTGCTGGGTCAACAAGGTTTCCCCCTGTTGTATCAAAATATACATAATACAATGTTGTAGGAGTATTTAAAAGAAAGTACTGTCCATCTGATATTGCCCCTGGGCTTGGAAATGTAATATCTGTAACTTGATTTTGACCGTCATTATATGTTGTAGTTGTTATAAAAGCTGAGCCATGGATGTGAGCCGCTCCTGCTTTATCTCGTCTTACAACCTTGGTTGTAGCTGGAATAAGTATTTCTAAAAGCCGTTGTTCAGCTTGATATACGGCGGCATATCTAGTTTTATCCAAAATAGTCATTCGGTAAGGATTAAAAAACAAAACGCCATTATTGGTTCCCTGTATTGCTATCTCCGATACTCCATTTGGATTTTCAATTTCAAAATAAGCATTGTTTACACTTCCGCCACGAACATCTATAACTGTAAAAGTACCCCTATTTGCATTATTAAATCCTGGGCCGTAAATATTTACGTAGTCGTTTTTTTTAACTTTACCAACCGATGGGTTGGCTCCACCACTCCACGTATATCGAATAATTCCGCCAGCTTGAGCAGAAACAGTCCATTGGGTTGAAGCAGTAGCACTTGTAGGTCTTGCTTCTCTAAATAAAAGTACGTTTTGAGCCTTTCCACCTAATACTTTAATTGAAGAGGACGGTCCTGGAGTGTTAGATAATAATTCAACAAATTTATTGATTCCATCATCTTTTACAACCGCAGAACCTATTTTACCTTGTTTTCTAATACTTCTGGTAATAGCATCGGCTACTTCTTGTGCTGTAGCTGTGTTAATGTTGGCAAATTGAGAAGATTCAAAAGTAATTGTTATAGGGTCTGCGCCATCATATTGTATAATAAGTGTATCGCCATCATCTAAGTTATATGGTTCATAAGCGCCCGATATAGAAGTAGCACGAATTGCATCTTCACCAAACATTGTGCCTAAGATTTTTAAAATCAGGTCTCGTATTTGTTTTGTATTTAAAACGCTAATACCAATATCACGGAACACATCGTCTGAAAGACCTACTGTAGGTGGACGTATTAGGTTGGCATCGGCTAAACGCTGATCTAGGTATCTTCCCTCTGCAGTAGCAATATAGATTTGATCGTGAACTGCTTCTACGTTATCGATTAATTTTTCAGTTCCAGAAGCAAGCGCCCATAACACTGCATCGGTATTAGGTCCATGAATAGCTGGATTTAAAAGCTTGCGAAGTCTTTTATATTCTTCTTCTCTAGCCATTAGCCAATCTCACTTACGGCAATATCAGAAATACTATCAATAATACGAGTTTTTTCACCAACATTTACTCTAATAATATCATTTTGAGCATCATATTGAGGTGAACTAATGGCAACAGCTCGTACGCCTGGGATAGAATTTACAGTAGCAACAATATCAGAAATTGCTATAGATTGACCAATTTCGTTACTATCAATAAGTGCTGCTACGTTATTTCTTACTTGCTCAACAATTTGAGTAAAAGGAATACCTGTTTCAATTCTTACATCAATAGATACCTGAATTCGCTTAGTTAGAGGTTCTTTAATAAAGATTTCAGCACCTGCAGCTGCAACGCCTCGGTAAGTTGCAGCATCTCTTGGATCTCCATAAATAATTCTATTAGCTTCACCAATTAATCCTGTATGATACTTATAACTATCAATACCGCGTATTAATTTAGTACTAAAAGATAGTTTGTTCATTGTAGAAATTTGTACGCCAGCATCTTCATTGATCTTATTAGCGCCTTCTCTTCCGTAGAAAACTACATTACCTCTTAAATCATTTGATCCATCTGTAGAGATAAATTTAATCTTCTTATAAGCAGTGTATGGTTTTTGTTCTTGAACTAAAATAGATCCTTCATTTGGAGATAAAGGTCTTTCTTCTACCGATGCCATAGTTCCTGAAACTACAATAGTTTCTTGATCTAAAACCGATACAATTGGGAAAGTACCTTGCGAGGCATTTCCTAAAAAGTCACTAGAAACTATAAAAGAATCTCCAGCAACCGTTGCATCATATTCGCTAAATAGCATTGCTGGTCTATGGCATTCTAAAATGTTAGAAATAGTAATATTAGATTCAGATACAGCTTTAGGGTTGAGAGCCTCTAAGAATGACCATTGACCTTTTTGAAGGATGGTAATAAAGAACGGCCCTGCAACGTTTACGTTTACAGCAGTTGTAGTTGGACCAAAACCTACGTTTTCCACTGTTACATAACTTCCTGAAGCAGTAGCAGTAAAATTGACGTTACCGTTTATGACGGCAGCAGTTGCTGCGGCTACTTGTGCTGCTGAGTCGGTTGAGTTAATGTTTACTTGTAATGGAGTTTTTCCAGGCGGGGCTGGATCGTTTAGAAGTCCGTCAATATTATACCATACGTAATATTCAGTAGTATCTAGAGCTGAATTGATTAAAAAATATTGACCAGAAGTCATCTGGTTGCCAGCAGAACAAAGGATTTTATATTTTTCTTTTTTCTTTGGTTGGGCTTTAATAACCATAAACACGCCTTGGTTATTAGGAGCAAAATCTGTTCCAAAGGTAATCTCATCGCCCATTTTTGCATTTCCAAGGAATGGTTCAGTTCCGTTTCCGTTCCAAGATAGTTTGATAGTAGCATTTGATGCATCAACATTAAATTGAGTAGTAGCATCAAAACCTAAAGAAATAAGGTTATCAGATAAAGTGACATATTCTTCTACAGAATTTGGCGCATCAATATAAATTGAGTTGTTAAATTCTTTAATAACTCGATAAGTTCCACGGTTTAATATATTAAATGGCGCTTTAATTTCTACAGTATCACCTTCTGTGACTTTAGTAGTACATACAAAATCACCAGCAGCAAAACTTCTACCTACCAATGTAGGGCTAGATACTGTTGCTCCAGGTGCACCTACGTTATTAACATAAGAAACAGCAATAGACGCGTTTGGAGTGGTTGCGGTAACAATAACAGTGTTTGCAGAAGCTTTTGCTGTAACTCCTGGTAAAGCACTAATGGCGGATGCTAAATTAATAGCCGTAGCTGCTGCGTTTACACCTACCGTAAAATCAACGCCAGCTTGGAGTATATTGCCGTCTACAATAAAATCATCACCAGCAATATCGCCATTATTAGTTATCGTAAAGGTTGCTTGAGAATATTCAGCAACAGCATTTGGGTTTAACACTCGAACGGTTTTTCCATCTAAGGAAACGCCTGTGACTAAGAATGTGCCATTGTTTTCATTTTCATCCATATTAGAGACTGTAATTAAATCTCCAATGGACACTTCTGAAAACCTTGTATTTCCAGTTAAAATTCTATATTCAACATCACTTGTACCGCTAACAGGATGTACGTTTAGAGTACCGCCTAATGAATCGTTTAATTCTACCGTTTTAGTAAAAGCGGGCGATGCGCCGACTCCATTCCAAGAAATACAAGTAAATTTACCTTGTTTTTCTACCTTGAAAGTTCGTCCTCTAGTTCTAACATGATGTCTTGGTTTTCCAAAGAATCGGTCTGTAGCTGTTCTGTTGGATAAAGAAATAGTAGATTGACCAACGCCTGGAGTTGCTGGATCAATTCTAATTTTGGTTCCACTTTTGAAAAAGGTTTCTTTCGCTTGTTTGTTAGACGCTGTAAGTTTTACCCATTGATCAGAATGAAGTCCAGCAAGGCCAGATACATTAACTGATGTTTTAACAAGTGAATTATTTACGACAGAAGAATTGTCCAAAACAGGTGTTTCAGATCCATTGGCTAAGCCGCCAACAATTTGGACAGCTCCTTGTCCACCCAAAGTTTTTGTGGCAATTTCTAACTTACCCTTTCTATTTACAATCTGTAAATTAGCATTAGTAGTAATGCCGCTTACTGCCAATTTTTTTGATAAACGTTCGACATGATCTAACGTAGTTGGTACAAGTATGACTTCTTCGCCTTGGTTAAAGGCATATCCTGGAGCAGAAGGTAGCGATAAGGGTTGTTTAAACGTAAATTGAGGCGAACCTCCAAGGTTCGATGAAGCAATCCAATTGATTCCGTCCAATAAAGCTACACTTGTTGCGGAAAAGTTAAGCTCTTCTTCGGTTGAAAGAGGGATGTTTCCAGAACCAGTTAATCCGGAATCATTAACAAGACTTGCTGTTACAAAATTTTGTAAATTTGCATTAACATAAGTTACAATTTCTTGGGCAGTTGTTGTTGCGCTATTATAGAAAGTAATTGCATTAGAAACTAAGGTTGCAACGTTTGTTTGTGCAACAGCTTGTCCGTTTGCTTTTTGAATGCTAAAACTTGTTGAAGTAGGAGTAAATCCTGGCTCGGTGCTAACGCGATATACGCCAGTATTAGCTTTGTCAAATTCGCTTTCTTGTGTAATATTTACATACTCTCCACCTGAAAGAACGGATAGGTTTGGTGCAGTACCCGTTCCATTCCAAGTAAAGGTGACTTGATCAACGCCTGCAACAGGGGTGTTTGGAGTGATTGTAACATTCCATTCTGTTGTTCCGTCTATTGTAGTAGGAATTGCAACACCGCTTTTTAACGATATAGAAATATTAACCGTGTCATTAACCTGTACAGAATGGCCAATATTTTGGTTTGGAGAGCTTGGATATATGTATGAAATCCTAATGTTTTCGCCAGACCTTCCATATCGAACTGCTCTATATAAGATAGCGTTTTGGTTTCCAGCTGGGTTAATAACATTTTTAGCCCTCATTAATGCTTTAAAATCTGAGAAATCAAATG